GAAAAGTAAGTGGTTGGAAATTGCTTCATCCCAGTTGTGGTTGCTACCAGCAGCCCTTCTGGGAGTTCTTATTGCAATTGAATCTATACACCTTGATGCCCATCAAAAGATGGAAATAGATGTTCACGGATACTGTAAGAATAATGCAGAGTACCAAGAAAGTAAAAATTTTGGAGACGATGACTGGTGAAAAAGAAAGTCCAAAAAATGTTAGAATGGTTCTATGACGATTCTGACAGAGGAGAACAAAACATCTCTGAGTGTAAAACCATTTATGATCTTGTAGAACGACTTCAGTATCGTCTAGAAGATATGGAAAATGAGCATATGCAGTTAACCCGCGAAATTTCTAGATTGAATGGTAGACTAGATATGTTGGCGGAAAATTTACCTAATGAAGATTAATCTCTGGTATTCCAAGAGTATGGGTCAATGGCGTTGGACTCTCACTGATGAGAAAGATACAAAATGGATGGAAGCAGGGCAACGCCCAGTCCTACGTGACGCAATGGAAGATGTTGCCAAAACCGTGGAGTACATGTTAGAAGATAAATGATAAAAATTGCTATTGTTGGAGCAGGTAATGCTGGATGTATTACTGCTCTTCATTATCATAAGCATCTTAAAATAGATCATCAAATAGACATTTATCACAGTCCAAAACAGCATCCTATTGAAAGGGTTGGGCAAGGAACTGTCTTGCGTATTGCTGATTTAATATCAAAGTCTTTAGATATTAATTGGTATAATAACCCAATTGGAGCAACTAACAAGTCTGGTATATTATACGAAAACTGGGGAAAGAAAAACGAAAAGATATTTCACCATTTTAATTTGTCGGACATGTCAATACATTTTGTCCCACAGAAGTTATCTAAAGTTGTCTTGAACTCTGGGTATTTTAATCCTATAGAAAAGGAAATTAAAAATCCAGAACAAGAAATAGATGCCGATGTAATATTTGATTGTAGAGGAAGACATAATAGAAATAAGGAAGAGTATGAAACTCTTACTAATCCTTTAAATTCAGTTCTACTCTGTAAGAAATCTGGAAGAGATATTGATCTTCACTATACCAGATGTGTTGCTACTCCAAATGGTTGGACTTTTGTTATACCAAATCTTGATAGCGTCTCATACGGTTATCTCTACAATAATACAATAACTTCTAAGGAGGATGCTACTGCTGATTTCTTAAGTAGATTTGATCTTGATGAAGTTGATGGTGAAATGGTTTTTGAAAACTATATGGCGAAAAACTTTTATAACGGAAGTAGGACAATCTATCAGGGAAATATGTATGGATTTATAGAACCTCTTGAAGCAACTTCTTTAGGTTTGTATGAAGATATATGCCGACAATCTTGGGATGGTATATTTGGTGAAAATGATTGGAGATCTTGCAATGAAAATGTTAGAACTCAAATGAAACAACTTCAAAATATTATATTATGGCACTATCAATATGGATCAAAATATGATACTGAGTTTTGGGAATATGCAAAATCACTTCCATTTAAACCTGATGAAAAATTTAAAAGAATGGTTGATGATCCAAATGGTAATGAAAAGTATGGTCAATGGAAAAATTGGAACTTTGATAATTGGAGGGTTGGCGTAGAATAAAATCTATGATATAATAATATCATTGGGCGATTAACTCAGCGGTAGAGTGGCTCCTTTACACGGAGTAGGTCGGGGGTTCGAATCCCTCATCGCCCATAAATAAAAAGAAAAACAATGACCAGGTATACTTGGAGGATAGATCATTTAAGAAAGTATTCTTCACTTGGTGAGCACAGTGATATTGTTTATGAAGTAGGATATACTTGCTATGGAGAAAATCGTCATGGTACTATAAGGACCAATTATAGTATAGGTGGAAAACTAACTCTTTCTACTGATAATCTTTCAAATCCAATCACTTATGATGATCTAACAGAAGAAATCGTTCTGGGTTGGTTAAGTTCAATAAAAACTGATACTGAGAACTTGGTAGAAGCAGAGATAACTGGTAATGACGAAACTTATATTAGAAATTTGCCCTGGCGTTCATAAATAGGAAGAAAAAAGTGGATACTCATTTTATTTGGAGAATCGATTATCTGAAGAAGTATCGTTCTTTTGATAACTCAATCACAACTTATAATGATATTGTATATCATGTTGGGTATACTTGTACTGGTATAAACACATCTGGTATTCTTACAACTCAGAGTTCACGCGGTGCTAATATTGGACTAAACACTTCTCGTGTTGGACTTGAGGAAGTTCCTGTTTCTTATAGTAATATCACCGAAGATTTGGTAATTCAATGGGTAAAGGATATTGATACCAAGATAGAATCATCGATTGATAGTGATATTATGGGTGGTGATGATACCATCATTGAAATAATGCCTTGGGATTGATAAATAGATGTGGAAAGACTTCTGTGAAAGAAGGAACACATTATAAAAATGGACACTATAAAGGTAAGATGCCGCTCCTGTGGTAAGGAGTTGATTGGGCATCCAAGCAAGGCAGTCTCTTGTGGTTGTGCTAATATGACTACTATTCGTGGAGACAAAATTTCTGCAGTTGACCTATCACAGGTCATTATGTTAAACTCTTATACAAGTAAGAAAGAAAATGTTCTTACTCAAGAGGATATTCGTTGGCAAGAAGAACGAAGACAACGCAAAGTTCGTAAACTGAACTTTGAAGTTCGCTAGGAAAAGTGGTCGAGTGGTTGATGGCACTGGTCTTGAAAACCAGCGATGTGAGAGCATCCGTGGGTTCGAATCCCACCTTTTCCGTTAGGAAATCAACACATTAATGCAAGGTTAAAGATACTTACTATAATAGCTAGTAAGTATTTCAAACATAAAGAAAAATGGACAAAACATCCTACGACAATTGGGTGAGAGTCAAAGAAGCTTTAGAAGCATCAGGAAATACAGACAATTTTTATTATCGACGAGCTTGTGCTATAGTTTCGGGTGGACCTGACCCGATGGACAACTTACCTAATGTCTCACAGGATGGATGAAATCAAACCAGCTCACTACGTCACTCATGAAGAGTGTCAGGAGATGATTGCTGATGCAATACGCAGACACAATCGTAATGCTTCAATTATTTCAATGTGCGTTGGTTGGGTTGTTCTTGCACTTTTTGCTGAGGGTTTACTTCGACTCATCGGCGTAATTGATCCAATTTTTCCATGGTTAAACATCACACTACAATCTTAAATGGAAGAAAACGAGAAGAGGGAGTTCTATAAAGGACTCAACGAGCGTATCAAACAACTTAGAATGGAACATCTATTTGAAGAACCATGTCCTTTGTATGAGGATGATGACGATCGTTGAACTTATTCACTTCTTTGAATATGTTCTCTATATTTACGTTGCCTGGTTGAGTGGTGTGTTACTTGGTTATATCTTAGGTGTTAGAAGCGGAGGCGACTAATGCGAAAATTAAATACAGTTACTTTAAATATCACAGTTGCTATCTTAGACTTCCTGTATCAAGGTCGTCACTTTCAGAGATTCTGGGTACTTGAGGAGATAGCAAGGGCACCATACTTTGCTTTTTTAAGTGTGCTTCACTTGCGTGAATCATTAGGTTTGCGTGGGCAGTGGCACATTTATTTGATGAAACAGCACTTTGAGCAATCAGTCAATGAAACAGAACATCTGGAGATCATGGAATCTAGGGGCGGTAATGCTTATTGGATTGATCGCTTTTTTGCCAGACACCTCGTACTTGTCTATTATTGGATCAACGTGGTTTATTATTGGGTATCTCCTCGCGCTGCTTACCATCTCTCCTACGAAATAGAAATTCATGCTATGGAAACATACATGAAGTATCTGGCGGAGGTTGATTCATCTGATATAGATATATGCAGTGTGATGAATGATGAATTGCATCACGCACAAGAATTGTATGAAGCGATGAGGATTATTGATCCTGATCATTTAACAGTAAGAGAAAAAGATCGCGACCCATTTCCACCGAATGTAAGTGATTTGAGTTCAGTAACATTAGTATCATCGGAACAAAAATGAAAGTAGGTTTAATTGGATTAGGTCGTATGGGTGAGGGTATGTCTCGCCGTATGATGAAAGAAGGTATTGAAGTTTGGGGTTATAGGAGGAACTATGCAAAAGCTGAAGAAGCGTTTGAAAAGGGTTATGTCAGTGGAGTTGCCACTACTCTGGAAAATCTTGTTCAAATAGTTCATAGTGAAGACGGCATCATTGGTAAATCTCCAGGTATTTTTCAACTCGTTATTCCAGCAGAACTAGTAGAGGAGACACTCAATGAGTTACTATCATTTTGTGTGGAAGGCGATATTATTATTGATCATGGCAATAGCAATTTTAAGGACTCTAGACGCAGGGCAGAACGGTTATCTAAACTTGGCATCGCGTATATTGACTGCGGTACTAGTGGTGGTGTTTACGGTCTGGAGCGTGGATACTGTCTTATGGTTGGTGGTGCAAATCATGCAGTATCCGTCTGCGCTCCTATCTTTAGGGCACTCGCCCCAGGGATTGGTTCAGCACCAAGAACTGATCCAACAACAAGGGCAACAAGTGCTGAATATGGTTGGCTCCATTGTGGACCACCAGGGGCAGGTCACTTTGTGAAGATGGTCCATAACGGAGTTGAATATGGAATCATGCAAGCATACGCAGAAGGATTTAATATCCTGCATGAAGCTAATGCTGGGTCAAAGTACGTTAAAGAGGGC